TTGACAGCCCAAATCTCACGTCATTAAAATCATCATCTGATAGAGCGTATAAATCAGGATATTTTTTCTCCAACAGTGCTGGCTGAGAATAATCAAAGTAACTTTTTACAGAATCAGGCAAGTAGTATCTCGCCCTTCTTCGGGCAAACTCTAGTCCTTTTATTTGCTCTTTTACAGAACCCTTTTCTACAGTTTTTAAAGTGTTGTCTATGACATGTAGAGTTAGTGCAGAATGATTTTGATCTGGTAGGTAGTCATTTGCTTTAGACATTAGATTACTTATTTGCGACTGTAATTCTTCATACTCAGCACTGCCAAATCTTGCCTCATCTTTCAACAATTTAAGTTTTTGAATATCTTCTGTTATTGCTGGAGGAACAAACATTTGATCGTAACTAAATGCTTCAACTAATGCCGATCCACGTATAGGCAAATTCCTTTGAAACTTTTTTTCAAATGCTCTGTGTAGTATTTCGTGATAGGCTGTATCTTCTGGGGTGCTGCCTAAATACTTGGACCCTCTAGTGGCTATTTGTATGGTGTCATCCTGTGCGTTATACTGACCTGCTAAAAGAGGATGTCCTATACTTTCTTCGTATGTAATATTGGGTATTTCCGTAAAGTAATTTATGAGTTGTGCATCAGCAAGAGGAAACACCTCTTTTAATCCTCTATTTTTAAAAGATTCAAGGGAATCCATAGGGTCCATAAACAACCCTTCTTCTATGTAGCCGCTGCCTGTTCGGTCTTTAGCCATCATGCTCTGGGCATACTCTACATCTCCCATGTGAACGTACGGCTGTTTTTGTAAAAATGATTCCTGTCTTTCTATAAAGGCTTGTTGTTTTTTTGACGGGAGAGGGGATAGTTCGTATTCACCTGTTTGCTCGTTGTACCTAGCAAGTCTATCTCCCCTGTGTATTTGTCGTATTTCAGACAAATCTCTAGAAACCATTCCCCCTTTTTGCATGGCTTGTCTGCGATCTACTTCTGGCTTGCCCTTGTCGTTCTCTGCGTTAAGAGCGTCGTACCCACCAAACTTGTCAATGTCGTCTACGTCAATAACGTACTCACCTTTAGAGAGGGCTACATCCATCATTTTACCACCCTTTGCAGCCTTGCGTTTTTGTGGACCTTTTGGTAGCTTTCCTTCTTTTTGCAATCGTTCTGTAGTCGGTGCGTTAAGAACAAACGAACCTACACGTACACGGTGGTTTTCTGTGTCAGCTACAGTGGTCCCTTTTGCATAGTTTTGCGGTGGGCCGTCTACAAAGCCTGTAGACTGAATCGGGTCTTTTTTGGTGGTACCACCCTCTGCAAAGCCTACAGGGCCACCAGAGGCTCTAAAACCGCCCGTATAGCCGGGATCTCTGCTTGTGCCTAAAGGACTTCCTCCTCCATAGTTTGAACTGGCTGTTCCTGCAGTGCCTACTCCCATACTTTCAGAAGCGGGATCAGGTTCTGCATAACTTACAGAAGAAGTAACAGGAGTGCTTACGTACCCCGGATCACCCGGTCTTCCCCCTTCATCGGGACGTGGCCCGACCCCACTATAATACTGTCCCTGTCCTGCGTAGGTAGGATTTGAAGGATCGACGCCCTCTGGCATGATGCCTGTTCCCTCTGGTGTATACGCTCCTGAAGCAGCATCTGTCTTGGATATTTCCAAAAGTTTTTCTGTAATTTGTCTTCGTTGTAAATCCGTAATTCCTTCTGGTAACGCTCCCGACAGAACGTATCCACCAAACGGTCCCGGAGAAACACCAATTGTTCTTCCACCCAATGTGGCTACTGCGTAACCATCTTTATCTATTCTGGCTGCTGCAGCAATTCTTTCTAGATTAGCTTGTGATATGCCCTGACCAAATCCTGCAAGAAATCCTAGTGGAGCAGGTATGGCTTGTTCTAACGCTCCGGGAAATCCTGACTTAATTGTTCCTGTTACTGGGTCGTAGTATTTTTTTGCACCAAACTTTTCATCTGCGAGATACCCAATGTAGGACTTTCCAAACTTAGGTTCTACAGGAGTTGGCACACCCATTCTACCCTTTGGTCCGCCAATTATAGGCTCTATATCAAAACTGTAATCGTATCCTGTTCCTCGCCTAGAACCTTGAAAAAAACTGTAACCCTGTCCTCTAGATCCATCTCCACCCTCTCCTTGTTCTTGCACATCTAGTTGTCCTGCAGTAGTTCCTGTAGAACGACGAGTGTAAGTTGGCAGGGGAGTCTGTTCAAATCCGGAAGGAGTAGGACGACGTTTAGTTTTAAACGGAGAATCAGGCAACGGAGTACGGGTAATCAATCCCGCAGCAGATTGACCAGCTTGAAATGCTAATGCTCGTTGCACTGTTTGTTCTACAAAGCTAGTTGTCATTATGATTTACTGCCGCCTCGTAATCAGCCTTCAACCCCTTGATCTGTTCCAGTGAAGTTATCTTCCCCTGCAGACGGAACACTTCCAGTTCCGATTGTGCCGCCACCAACGCCCGAAGCGTCATTTGGATTTGCTCCTGCAGGTACTCCTCTAGACTGTCCCACGCTTCCTTGTTCGCCACCAGCGGGCTGACCTTGCTGGCTTGCTTCTTGTTGAGCATTGGCTAGTCCTTTCAACATCTCTGCAAAAATCTGTGCTTCGTTCATGTCGTTCACAAGGCTGTCAGGATCAATGTCTTGTGCGATAGCCAGTTCACGCATGAGGTTTGGTATTTTGATAAAAGGTGCCAGCATCGGATTGGACACTGTCTGTAACAGCGTAGTCAGTCGTTGACTGCGTACTTCCTTTTGCATCACTGCAGCTACACCGCGAGGTTTAATCTCTAGGTCACCCTCAATCTCCGGGGAACTTTCGTTGAACTGCATGTTCCACTGAAAGTACGCTTCACCCAGTGGCTTGAGAAGCTGGTCGTCTATATTCTTAATCACCGTTTTAAGGGACAGACTTGCTCCGCCCAACAACATGGACAGTCCAGATGCTGTGCGTCCCGTGCCTGTTACTCCTGTTTGACCGTGCATAATAGACGGCAAGCCTGTTTCTTCGTCAGCAAGTTGTCGGCTAATCTGATACATCTGAATGTTTTCAGGTGCTGTGTTCGGAAACTTGAGGCCGTTGATTGCCGTCCCTGTTACACCGGACTGACGGCGGAATATCTTACCGGGAAAGATGTCCATGTTTTGTCCGGGAACAAGTGACGCTTCGTCCACGTCAAACACTAAGTTACCCGCCAACGCCAGATTGTCGATTGCCATACGAACGTGGCCGTTCATCAGCAGTTGTGCGTCTTCCATGTTCTCTGCAACACCAACACCCCACACTTGGTACGGGTTGATTTCATACGGGAACACTTGGTAAGGTATGCGGGCTGGCGTGAATGGGTTCATAACGCAGCGTAGGATCATGGTGCCACATGCCCACACGTTTACTTGTACCTGTTCAAACTCACTCATGTCAGCAGGAATGTCTAGTCCCGCTTCTCGTGCAAGTTTGGCATCAAGGAAGCCCCAATACTCAAGAACTTCGTAGCGACTGTCACCGACGTACGGCTCAGTTTCTTCTTCACGAATGGTGTCTTCGTAATACTTGTCTTCGTAGTTTGGTCCTTTTGCAAGGCACTCTTCAATAGCGTCAGCATAAAAGTGAGGCTGTGAGATGAGGTTACGAAGTTGTTGACGATTCATGCGGTGTCGTTGAATTACATATTCGCAATCGTCTATGCTTGTGGCAGAGGGGTCAGGGTGAAAGTCCCACGGGGATACGTGTTCGATACGAGGAACAATACGCTCGTACGGACTGTACACTCGTCCCTCTGGTCCGTTTTCCCAGCGGTGTACTCTCTTGTAGTGATTGAACGGACCCTTTACAACTCCTGTACCTAACAGAGCGGATTCAAAGATAGCACTACGAAGCACGTTTACTGCACGTGTATCAAGAAGCTGGTCGTGAACCATCTTCTCCATGTTGAGCGCAGCCTTTTGTGCGGGGCTAATCTGTGGCTCACCCATTCTAGCTGGGCCTTCAGACAGGGGTGCATCACCGTACTGACTAGCTAGTCCACCCAAAAAATCGCCAGAGGCAGGGGTAGCTTGCGTGGCACCAAACGGCAACTCACGACCATCACCCTCAAATCCGTACGGGTCTTCCGGGGGTTGCATTTGATCTAGCGGAGTAGTAAGGTGGGCAAACTCTGCTATACCCTCTGGTATGGGAGTTGGCTCTATGACCAATGGAAACTTTTTGTTTGCAAAGAGAATGTCTACAATCTGACCGTACGCAGCAAGCACCTTTGTCTTGGTAATCTTGATGAACACCTTTGACTTTTCACTGTCACGGTATTGTGTTGTAGAATCATAAATGCCACGAAAGTTTTTGTACGCTCTCAGCCATCGCTGCTCGTACGAAAACCGTCCGTTTTCTGCGTCGTCAAATCGTGCCTTTACATACGCAGCCAGACCCGGCATTTGCTCTTCGGGTTCAAAGACTGGTACGGCGGTGTCGTCCGCAGGTTCCAAAAAGTTATCGGACATATCGCTTCCTTAGTAGTCGCGTTCGTCTGCCATTTTAAAAAGTGAAGCTTCTACCGTAGCTTTTGTTTGCTTCTTTGGCATTGCCTCAATCATCGGTCCTGTTTGGACACGAGTGTCAAACTCTAGGCTTTCGCGGTAGAGTGAAGATGCACCTTCGTCTTTATCAACGCTTGTCTTGTCTGCGTTCATAATGTACGATGCGCCGTAGTTGTAGTTATTACCGGGCATGTATGCCTCCGTTTGTTGGGTTGTTTAGCGGACTACGCCGCCGTAAAGAAACGATGGTGCTTGATCCATCGCGGTTGCTTCCCCCCGCATCGCATTGGCGCGGGCTTCGGGAACTGGTACGAACCCTTGTGCAGCCATGTCAGGCGCAGAGGGTGCGGGATCGGGGATATTTACAGGAGCAGTGGGTACGGCTTGTCCTGTATCAGGATCAATATTTCCAAACTCATCTCCAAAATCAAACTGGCGTGACTCTTGTCTCATACGAGCCTCTTGCATCATTGAAGGCTCTGTGGGTATGCTTTGTGCTACACTTATTACATCAGTAGGAGTAATTGGTAAAAACTCAGTAGCACCAGCTACTGCTCCTGCAGTTTGAATAGCACCTTCAGGAATACCCAAATCACGTGCTTGATTAGCAAGAGACGAGTTTACAACAGCAGAACGAGTTTGATCAGCAGCTAGTGCTGCTAAACCATACCCTACAGGGGGAGCTACAACTTTTAGTATTGGTCTACCCACTTTTGCTACATTACTAAGAAGCTTTGATTTTGTTGTATCTAAAGATTCGGTTTTTTGTTGTGCCTTTGCCTCTGCTTTTGTTTCAGCTACTTTGGCCCGTGCTGCTGCAGCGTCATCCGCTATTTCTCCCGCTCTCACATCAGATTGAAGAGCAGCCTCCGTAGCCTCAGATTGCACTTGTCTATTAATCGCTGCAGTGGTTTCAGGATCAATATTAGCAGCCGTACTTCCTACTACGTTACCTTCTTCTGGCAAACTCGCATAAATGTTAGGAGAAATAGCGTCTTCATAACCTATTTTTTCTAGCAGTTGCTTAGTGGGTACAATTCGTTTTGTTTTGTCAGATAGTTTAGGTTGGTTGTATATCGGCTCGTTGTTGTCGTTAACACCTATTTGTACAGCAAGTGTATCATTTAAAAACTGGGCGGGGGATGCTGACCCTGACCCTGCAGAAAACACTGCAAGTAGACCACTGTGTAAGCTATTGACATCTGCTCTACGTGCGCCACTAGCGGCATATTTTTCGGCTACGTCAGCAGCGGCACGAAGAGTAGCAACTTTACGTAATTCAGGACTTACATCCATAGAGGACAAATAAGTCTCATTAAAGTGACGATAATCGTAAAGACTTATTCCAGACTTATACGTTCCCTTTTCCTTACTTTTTTTAGTTAAATAATCCTGTGGAAATTGTTTTTTAAGTTCTTTGTTTATTATTGTAGCATTAGCTTTAGGATCTTCGAATAAAAGCCCATCTGCTCTATCTCCCAAGTAGTCTTTAATAACATCTAGCATCGGAGCAGAGAGAACACCAGTTTTGTCTACTACCTCTCCCGCGCCTTTGACTGTAACATCGAAAATAACTCCTGTGCGAAAATCAATATCTTCAACTTTTATGCCAGTTACATCCGCTGAACGATATCCTCCCAACATTGTCAGTAACAATTGTGCGGCAGCTTCTTTTTGTCCCGCATTTTGTAGGGCTGTTACAGCCTTTTTTGTACGAATAAAGAAGTCATCGGGGTACCCTTTTACTTTAGTTTGGGTTGCTTCTATAGGGAAAAGTTCTTTAGCTTTTACGGGATTAAGTTCTCTTTTTAAAGTGTTGCTGCCCCATGCTTTACCATGACCTGCGTCTTGAAAGATACTTGCAATAAACTTGGATGCAGAGTTTGCTTGATTTTTTCCAAGTTCATCGTACGCATCTCCGGTCATAGCATTTACAAATGCTACCGGATCATCGGCAAGCTGCCCGACTGTCATGTCAAGAATACCTGCTTTTTCGTAAAAACGAAGCGCACTATTTATTTTAGATTGACCACCCTCTTTGTAATCATCAGGAGAACGGTTGGTAATCACATCTCGTAGAGTAGACGAATTGATACTCTTTTGACGGCTTGCACCATCAGCACGTAGACTTTCTTCAAATGCTTTGTTAAACTGAGCCATGTATTAGTATCCGAATACTTCGTCTTGAACTTGGTGGACTTGATTCTTTATCGCACCTAGTTGTTTGTGTATGGAAGCATACCCGCTCATGCGTGTCATCATTCCGTAGCGCAGGGCGTCGTATGCGTGATCCTCTGCCTTTGTGTCCACATCTTCGCTGTTTGTTTTGGACAGGGGTATGCCAGCAATTTGTTTGACTATGTTTTGGCAGCTAGAAAAGAAACGTAGGCGAGGCTCTTCTGTGTAGGGATCGTCGGCTAGGCGGCGGTGTATTTCCATTTTGCCTTGAATGCGGTTGCGATCTGATGGAGTCCAACGAACACCCTGCCGCATCATTACCTCTGCGATTGATGGTCCAAAACCTGTCTTGTTCCAGCAAGACGAGTCAAGGACCGTGTAGTGAGGTATGGGGTCTAGTTGTTCCGCTGATAGTATTTTAGCGGCTAACTCTTCCGCTGTCAAGTGTTTTTCGTATAATTCTCTATAAATCCAAATGTTGTTGTCCCAGTCGATTGCGCCCCACAGAACACACGAGGGTGCAGCGTACCCGTAGTCGGCCATTCGTATGCGCGGCCAGTTGGTTGGCAGTTCGAACGGCTCTACGACGTGCTTGGTGCGGCTAAACTCTGGGAAGGCCGCTCCCTCTGCCACGTCCCAATCCCCTTCAAGAAGTCGCTTTCGTTCGACATCCGGGAGCGATCTGAGCATGGCCTCGTACTGGCCGTCTGCCATCAGATGGGGATTGTCAGTCAGCCGTGCCGGTACAAACTTACGAAAGAACAGCGGCTGACCTGCTTTTTCGTGGCCGGGGGGCCACACAAAGTCTTTTTTTGTCTCTATATCGAACGCAGGAAAAGGCTTGTTTTCTGGGGTTCCGTCGATGTAGGTTTTCTTGACCCACCAACCACCCACTCCTCCGGGGTTGGCAGTGCAGCGCATGTACAAGTGTTGCTGGAGTTCAGGATCAGTAGTACGAAGGCGAGAACGCAGGTAATCCCAGACGTAGGGTGTAGGATATTGGGTAATCTCATCAATGCCTATCCAGTTGAACGCCTGTCCCTGAAAGCGAGTTACGTCTTTGTCTTTGTCTAGGTAGGTGAACCAGATTGTTGCCCCGGAGGGAAAGTGCCACGTTGACTTGGACTCACGAAACTTTGCACCGGGAAAAGCTTTTGTGTATAGCTGGCGTGACTTGTCAATTAGTTCGGTTAGTTCGTCCAGAGTGCGACGAAGCAGTAGACCGCGATGGTTGCTATTGTGACAAAAGCGTAACGGGTCTGCAAGAAGCGCGAAACTTTTTCCGCCACCGGCTGCACCACCGTATAATACGTCGCGTTCACCAGCAGACAGAAACTCTTCTTGCGGCCCAGCGTTGGGCTGGAATACAATCTCACTGTCCTTGACCAACTCTGAAACGGCACTAGGCAGTTCAGACAAATCTCCTTGATCAACGACTTTAGTTTCCGTACCAACAAGTGCTTTTTCTACCTTTGTTATCTTTGCTTCAAGATTTCGGGCGTAGCGACGTTTGTCTTCGGCTGCTTTTGTTGTTTTAGCTGCGCGGCGTTTGGCTCCGTTCAGTTTCTTTTGGGCAGCACGACGGGCACGTTCCTTTACGGACAGATTGTACGAGGCTTTGGGTGCGTTGGGGTCACGCTTTGGTCTACCGGCTTTTTTCGGTTGACTCACCTGCTTGTCTCCCCCGGTGTTGCATGTTCTTGCTTCTCATAACGGCTGCTCTGACCGCTTGTCGCTCAGTGGCGTGTGTGCTGGTAGGCTGTATGTTACCAGAATATATTCCATCCTCTACTTCTTTGGAGGTAAGTTCTACAGGACCATATATGGTGGGAGCATTTATATACCTCCCCTCTATTTCTAGAGTGGTTGATCGTTCAGAGAATCTTTCTCCGTCCTTTTCATAGATCGGCTTACCGTATTGGTTTTTTAAGCCTGTATTTTTACCGCCGTGTTTAGTTGGCATCTAGGGCTTCTCCGTGCTGCTTTGTGCGGGACGACCTTTACAGGCTTTGCCGCCATGCGCCATTTTAGTTTTGCCATATCTTTCTTTAATTGGCATTTTCATCAATTCTTTGTGGCGATCAAACTCCTCGTTTGTTAGTTCTTTTATGTTTTTAGCAGCCAGTTTTAGTATTTCACGATCACTCCGCATCAATTACTACCTCTTTCTTTGGGGGCAGCAGGACTACACCGTGAACCGCCGTTACGTTGTGGTTGATTTGTTCCGCTTGTTTGACTCCTACGCGGTTCAGGAGGCTTTCGGCAGCTTTGAGACGTAGATCATCACCTCTTTCGGGGGCGGGATTGTCTATTGTCGCTACAAGTCTGTTGGCTGCTTTGAATGCGTTCATAGATAGCACGTCTTTTGTGCGTTCTACTATCTCATCTGCCAGTGTTTTGCGTAACCACGACGCACTACCCACAGAATACCCTGCATCTGTGGCTGCAGCGGTGATATTTCCGCCGTTTTCAAACAGTATGTCAAGAAAAAGGGACTGTTGGGTGGTTAGTTCCCGTTTTTTGGCGGGTTGTTGGGGCATCAGGTTCATTTTTACGTGGCTTCTCCAGCTTTGGTAGTGCATCGTGTGCCCGAAACAATCATAAACGGTGTTATTTCTTGTACGTTGCCTATCATCACCTCTACACGGGCCATACATTCCTCTTTTGTTTTGTACGGACCCCAGTCGTCAGTGACTACCATACATCCCTGCATGGCATTTATGTGACAAATGAGTAACATTGCTGTGTACATGGTGATCTTTCGGGAAAATGAGGAGTGTAGACCGATTCACTGTAGCCACAATCTCGTGTGTTGTGCAAATATCGCTATGAAATCGGAGAGATGTGCTAAGTCTGAATACGACCTACGCACCTATTATGGCTATGTAATACGCAAATGTCAACAAAAAAAATTTAACGCTTGACAAATCGTGAATACAACAGTACAATGGGTTTGTAACCCGCCGGGATATACCCCCAGTGTACCCGCCGACTCCCCACTGACTCCCCCAAAGCATTGTTTTTAACCATATCGGTAACTACACCCGCCACATTTGCTGTCGGGATTGCATACAAGTACTGGTACCCCCCGGGTGGCCGTAGCAACCCCCATGAGCGTTTCGCTCTCGGCAAGACCAAGGAATCCCCCGACAACAACAACCCCGCTGGATAAACCCGACACATTAACCCGCCATATACACGCGCCCGCCCATGCAAAAAACTTTCATTAACATTTTTTGATATGAGTAATTGTTTGGCCCGTGCGTTGATGCCACCAAGCGCAGCATTCCCCGAACAACCGGCCCGCCAGATTATCCCGCCAATACAAGCCGCTGATCTATTAACTGGACCCCGCGCAAAACAAAACCCCCGCCACCATTGTTGATGACGAGGGTCAAGGGAGAAAGTGCGGTATTAGCCCCCCGCACAGGGTGACCGGTTAATCGCTGGCTAGTTGTTCATCCGCTGGCTTATTCTTGGGATTGTCCGGATGATTGTAAGCTAGACGGGTTTCCATCTCAAATTCTTGACCAATGTCCAGATGGAATTCGACTTTGAACTTGTTTCCAAATGAATCTGTGCCGTGCAGTGTGAAGCAATCAAAGTCTGCAAACTTGAGGCGCTCAGCACGCAATTTTGGGGTGATATCGTTATATTTGCTTTTTGATGCGTCTATAGATACTAGCATTGGTTTGTTTCCCTTCCTGTAGGTTGTTGAGGCGGGCAACCGCGCCCGCCCCATCGTTATGGCATGATTTACGCAGACTTGGCAAGACGGTAAATCTTGATATAGCCGCCACGATTGTTGCCGGTGTTGCGCGACTGGATATCATAACCGGCCCGTTTCAAGTGCTGCAGGTAATCATAAACGGTCTGTTTCTTCACATTGAGATGACCGGCAAGAGTAGGAACCGCAATATAACCCTGTTCCAAATAGCCAAGCATCCGCCGGTGGGATTCACACAACCCAGCGTTGCGGGCCTTAGAAACAAGCCGGTTATAGTCCAGCGATTCCCCGTGCATTCCGGTGTTCATGCCGACTGCCTGAGTCTTGCCGAATTCCGCAACGGGGAAAGTCCCGTTGCGAATGGCCCGCTGGACCCGTGCGTGGATTTTCATGCGTTCGTCGGTCCGAATTGCCTCTTCAATGTCGTTGGTTAATTCGGTGAAACGATTGATCAAGTGATCAGGTAGTGTCTTTTTCATTGTCGTGTTCTTTCTGCCCAATGGGCGTTGCATCTAGCCAAAAACGGCCAGAATTACTGTGATCAATACAATGATCCACAAAAGCTTGTAGACGGTAGAAATAATCTCTTCCATCCTATGCCGCCACCCTTTCGAAAGATTGCCAAGCCGGTGAAGCCAAAACAGACCGGACCATATCCATCCGCTGCCGCTGCACGTTGTGGGTCTGAGCGGTCTTTTTCTGACCGACTAATTCAACCCCCTTTTCATTGGTCCACCCCTTGTCGGTGTGAGTTGACCAATCTGTGAGGGCATTGTAACCGGCCCACATAGTGCTGCCCAGTTCCTCGCGTTCTTGCTGGAACCCGTGCAAAAGCCGGTTAAGCAAAGTTTCGTTTACTTGCGAACCCTGCCCCGCTGCTGCTGCTTCGGTCTTTTTCTTGCAAATTGTACCGGCCAAAACATTGGCGAAATCATCCCGCGACATAGTGGAACCGGACCACAATTGCATTTGGTCCCTGTTGTTCTGCCAGACTTCCAGCCCCATTGTGGCCTTGTTGATGACGGCTTCCGGTGCCAGATTGCGGGTGTGTTTCCGCCGCTGGTGGTAAGCTTTTTCCCCGCCAAACACCAAAGTATTTCGGCACAGATCACGATAGGCACCGCTGAATATTTGGAAAGCCCACGACATATCAACAGAATTAAATATGTCCATGCGGCATTGTACACGGTCCCCGTTTTTGCCGACATCACTTGCGAGATCGTCAAACAACACGGTTCGGTGGGCCTTTAATCCGCCATCATACAGACGATCAATGACCCGTACCTTATCGGTGGGCAGTTCTGAATCCCGCAACATTTCAGCCTGTTTTGCAAACAAGAGATCGTGGGGGACCAGATTGTAAGATTTACCGATAGGGCGGGTGTCGAGTAGTTCCCCGCTGGCGGCATTGATTAGGGCGGAGTAGTTCGGTAGAGACTGACAGTCGATCAGTTCTGAACCATCCTCATTAGTGTGGCCGGTTGGGACCATCGCTTCTAGCGGAACCCTCCGGACCTTTCCCCGTTCCCGAAACAATCCGATATCATCCAGCCGGTTGTGTTCAAAAACATCGTTGGTTTTTTGTGTTACAATATCGAGTGGCATGGCTGCCCCCTTTCATGGTTGTTGCGCTGCCGGACAGCCCGACAGCAAGTGAATCATGGCACAGTATTTGCACAAGTTGAACCCCTGAGCCAAAATTAATTGAAAAAGTTGACCGGCTGGCCCCGCGACTCGCCACCAATCCGATCATCCCGTCACCCCGCCCCCGAAAGAAACAAAAAAAGCGGAAACATCCAGACAATCCCCAATTTAGTTTGAAGAAATGCGCTGACAATATTTTGAAGAAATGCGCTGACATTATTTGATCCCGTACCGATCCCGCCACACCCGCCAAGTAATGGCCTGTAGTTGATAGGGCATGATGTCGATCTGTTGCGCGGCATCCTTGTAAGCATCCTGCAGCCCACGATATTCACGGACGCCAATATTGGTCCGGTCATCGGTCAATCCAATCCGCTCATTATAGGCAATGTTTCGTGCGTGGCCGTCGATTGTCACGTTGAATTCGCCCATGATGTCACAGAAAAAGGACGTTATCTTCTGCCCCTTGAGCATAGTTTTTGCCCCGTCATAATCAGGTTTAACCGCAAGAATGCCCCAAGCCTTGCTTTTCATAGCGTGGTAAGTTGACACTTTCACCGAATCAATACCATCGCCGCGAATAAACGCACCGATTAAAGCATCAGCATTTTTGACATTACGCGCCCATTTATTATTTGGGGACAACGCAGAAACAACCGCAACAACGATATACACCGGCACGTCATATTTTATGCCGATATCATATGCCGCATCGTAGGCGTTAGCATACCATGCCATGCCACCGGCTATCTGTTCCGGTGTGGCGTCTAGATAGCAGTGGGTAATGTTGCTGATCATTTTTGGTTGGGATAATTTTGTTGGGCGTTTCATGGCGTGACCTCAATATTCGCTGTCGTCTCAATCCAGACCTTAGCACCACAAGATAGTGGCTTGTCCGGTGAATAAACAACAGTAGATTCACCAAGTATCTTGACAGCGTGACAGTAGATATTGTCGCGGCTGGTCTTAACAGTGATAACGGGGTCGTTCTTATCGTTTCGCGCATTGCTGCGGATTACGTGCTGATTTATGTGTATTCGTTTTTTCATGGTGGTAGTTCCTTGTTGTTGTGTAAAACAAGACTATGGATAATATCCGGTGTGGTCAAGCTGAATTATTCGCCCACCCGTTTTTTTAAGATAACACACGGAACACAGCACGGTCTGTTCGACGTGGATCGTGGCCGGTTCGCCGCACCGCTCACAAGTTATGCCAGCGTCATCCTTTTGGGGATCGACGCTGACAATATTTTGGCTGACAATATTTGACGCTGACATTATTTTGCCTGACTAAAATCGGGGCAACCACAGGGTGCCATCCTTTACGGCTGACAAAAGGGCTGACAATTCTTTGCGTTCACGCTGACAATCTTTGCCGTGCCATTCTTTGTCGCTGACAATTTTGCGTAAACGGCTGACATTATTGCTGACATTATACAGGCGCGGGTCTACATCGTTTGTTGGGTACTCAATCGGTCGATACATTTGTCATCCTCTTGGGTTCTAGCGTAAATCCTAACACATTGTAACACGCCTCAAGGTCGGTGATTCGCGGTACTGTTCGCGTCCGCCAATCTTTGAGCGTGTTTTTGTTTATGCCAGTACGCTCTGCCATGTCAAGCACTCCGATTTTTTGATAGTGCATCTGTTCGAACAACCCCCGAACCCACGGATTACAGCGTTCAGGGATTGTTACTTTTGTGTAGCGTTCTCGCATCAGCTAATACCAAAGTGGAATTCAAACTGTTGGTCACCCAAGTCGAGTTCGGCCCGTGTCTTGTTGTATATCTCTATGCAAGACTCGCCGTGCTTTTCTGTCCACTCTTCACGGGTCATCTCCAATGCGTCTTCTTGCATTTCAATGTGCCA